TACACTACCAAGTATTGGTTTAAAGTTTACAATATCTTTTTTATTACCATAATCTGGTATATAAACATTTGTATTTATCGCTGTAACATTAGGTTTTGCGCTATATAAAAACCATGAACTATTAAGGGTTGTTTGTGCTTCTGCCCCTACTAATCTTTTATATTGTGTAGAGCACAATAACAATGCCATACCGAGTGACATAATTAAGTCATCATGACTACCTTTTGTGTGATCTGGCCTACCATTTATATAAACGAATTTATTTAGCTCCGCAATAAGTCTGGCACTTCTAATTTTAAATTCTTCCCTAGAAACACCTGTTTCCATTGCTGCAACAATTTCTACCCGTTTATTTTTTTTACCCATATCATATCCGGGATAAACTTCGCCACTAGCAGCTTTATGCATTTCATTATCTGATAAGTCATAATGGAATAATCGTCTTGGTAACCCCATATCTTGTAGCTTACGAACTGTTACAAGACCCATACCTCCAGTAATATCAAATGTTGATATAGCATTATATTTCATAGCATATTCATAAACAAGTTCTGCTGCAATATCTGGTTTTATTTTGCCATAATATTCCACAACTTGTTCATATTCTGTAACGTCTATAATTTGCATACCAGTATAATCTTCACTATCACCTCTGGATACATCTATAGCTAGAATATATTTATGACCTTCCTTTGGTTCAGCCCATATCCATACATCACTATTCCATTTCCTATCTTTATATAAAGGGTCTTTTACATTTTCTCTATCTTGTCTTTGTATGATCTCACTTTCTATTACGTTATTACCAGAACCATTAAATGCACATTCAAGTTCTTGATTAACTTTACGTTTATCATACTTCATATCCCTCGCCATTTTTTCATACCAAGGCGAGAAAGGTTTATAACCCTGACTTATTTTATCTTCAATGTCTCTTAAAGTGAATTTAAAGCCTTCACAATAATAACTTGTGGTTACACTATTAATATCATCAAGACTTCTGGCTATTAAACCTCCCTTTTCTTTAAATTGTGCTTTAGTATTATCAATCGAGTTTGATATAAATTCATCAACATCTATAGATTCATTAGTGGTATCACTATTATATGGCAGTTTTTTATATTTGGAGTAGTATTCTTTATTAAACGTGAAATCGTCTCCAAGTACATTTTCTATAATTATCTCAGTCTTTTCATCATCCGGTTTTAACATATAATCAACAAGATCATTTGTTCTAACCATCTTAAGACCCTTATTATATCTTGGGTCATTATACCATTTTAAATGAGTAATAAGGAAGTTACTATTTCCGTTTATAGCTGACTCATAAGCTTCATAATAAATTGGATCTTGACCATTAGGGGTTGATATAAGTATTATTCTACCACCAGTAGAAATAGATGCCATTGTAGCCGCCCAGAAGTCCTCTGCAACATCGATAAATGCTGCTTCATCCATAATGATCAGTGTAGGTGTATAACCCCTTAAAGCGTCATTAGATGTACCAACGGCTTTAACCTCACAGTTATTACTTAGTTTAAAGTGATATGCTGCATCCTTTTCAAATGTAATATTTAACCATGATGGAAACTCTTTTATAAAGTTCTTAATCTTATTTAAGAACTCGCCAGCCATTGTTAACTTATTGGCAATAATAAGAATTCTATGTGGGGATTTTGGTAGAGCAAATGCACATATAGAAGAACAATAAGCGGCAGTTGTTGTAGATACACCAGCTTGTCTATACTTTAATGTGATTTGGTGTTTATCAGAGTAATGGTAATTATTAATCAGTTTTTTTTGATCTTCAAACAAAGTAAATCTGACAAACGAGTTTCTTGTTAAGTCAAATGTCTTAAGATAAGTCTCGATTGCATATATTGGGTCTTTATGACCTTTTAAAAATTCAGCATTTATTTGTTGTTTGGTTATGGGCATACAAATTTAACATTATTTACATTACCTTCTTGTATTAAACTCAACTGTTTAATACTTGATTCATATCACTACCTTTTTCAACACTAGATGTATAAATAAGTCTACCTATATTCCCTAATGAAGATTTAATTAACGAAATATCATAAACATTTAAATTAGCATATACCATTTCATCCATAATCACATCTGTAAAAGTTTCCGCATAAAAATGATTTTTATTAAAAGTACTAAACTTAATTGAATTACTATTTTCAAGAATTAATGTATTTCTCGATTTTGTATATTCAATATAATCATGATTAGTTTTTAATTCACGTTCTATTAAACTGGTAAAATGTGATGCGGACGCATAGTTGGGTGTTAAATATAAAGTTTTAGTATTATATCCATTTAGTAGTCTATGAATACAATATGCAATATTAATACAACTAATTCCAGTCATTCTATGTTTTAATATGATAAGATTATCCATACTAGTACCATATTCATCAATGATACTCTTTTGATAAGGATATAAATCAACCTTATTATTTTTGTAGTTAGTCAGTTTTAAAACATTAGTTGTATAATTTTCTAATAAGTACATAAATCAATTCTTTAGTAATGAGTTCGCAATATCATCAGCAATAATATGTAACATAGTTTCATTTATTCTAGTATATGGACTCTTATTTTTATCGTCATCAGTAGTTAAATTAATACCGGCATTAGTTAAGGCATCTTTAACCTCATCTTTTGTTTTTTTTATGGTATCAATTTTTCTAGCAATGTCATTTGTATTAAGCACTTCACTTAATTTGTATCTTTGTTTTTCCATAGTATTATAAAGTTACTTCTTTTATATATAGTTCATCACTACGTAGATGTAATTTAGTTAATACACTGTCTTTGGTCTCACCATACGAAAAAACAAGTCTTTTTTTATCAATTCCGTCTGGATCATCTATTTCATAACATAATGCAACAATCTTTTCAACTGAATCTCTCATGCTTAATGATGAATGAGATGCAACTTCAAATTCAATTTCTTTAGTATAGACATTATAAACTGATGTTACATAATCTACACTTGGTGGCGTAACTATTGCACCTTTTGATGGTGAATAATCCCAATTATCTCCTTCTTCAACGTCTTCTGTATCAGAAAATATAAATTCGTAAGTATTATATCCTCTATAATCTATGCGTTGGAAATTAACAAATACTAAAAACTCTTTCATTGTATCTCAAAATTTGTTTGTTCTTCCAATATATGAACTTCACTATTACATGTAAATCTTAAATCAATATAATATTTTTGATTAGGAAATATGCGAGTATCAAATTTTATCTCATACCTATTACCTATTCTGTCACATTCATCCCAATCAATGAATATTACTTTATTATTACCTTGTTTAACATATATCATATATTCTAATTTACTACCTAGTATATTTGCAGTAGATGCATGATCATACATTCTTCTTATAAACACAGGTAATATAAATATGTTACCGTGTTTAATTTTGGCACCTTTATTAATACCTGATATTACACTAGTATATCTAAATCTGTTTATTGGACTGTCTGTTATATTATAATAATCAACAGGTGAGTTCAATACTAATTTAAACCTTTTATTTGGTAATGAAACTCCCTGATAAATAAGATTTGACCATTCATCAGTATATTCTTGATGATCATTTAAATTTGTTGTATCAACCTCAATGTAATAGGACCCTTTTGCAGCCTGATTAACTGTGATTGGATCTCCATCAAATGTTGCATCTGGCATTTCATCTAAATTTGTTAACTCCCCATTAATCACTGAATACATGAATAATTTTAACTGTCTATATGGTGTACCGTTAAATCTATCATCTTTTACTAATGTAGGAATATAACTTTCTATATGTGGTTGAAAAAAGGTGTTGGTATATTTGGTGTATAAACCAATTGCATATTCATCTGTTGTATCTTTATTTTCTAGTTCATCAATAAACTTCAAACAAAACCCTTGATACCCTTCAAAATTTGATTGTAATAATTCATTAACAAATGATGTTATATCTATTTCAATATCATCTTGAGCGTTATTAAACGTAACTGTTGTAATTAAGTTTGTACTACCACTAATAATACCCGGAGTATTCCAATTAGTTAAAGTAGTATTTTGTGTCCAGTTGGATGGTTCTTCTGAGTATAAGTTATCTTTGGCTTCACTTTTGTTAAAAACATAACCATAGCCTTCGGCCCACTCCTCATCTATTTTATGTAATTCAACAGTAAAGTTAGATGGGGACAAAATGTCACCAAGTATAATATTGTTATTATAATCTAATGTATTCCTAACATCAAAGTTAGCTGTATTTTTGATTTTTAAAATATGTTTAGAATTACCATCTACCGGAACATTATTGTCACTATAAATCGGAATCAAATCATTAAAATCACAGTAGAATATGAATCTACTGACTTTACTACCATAAGATAACACAGCTATCGGATTTCTAGCAGTATTAATTGGATCATCTTTAATGATCGTATTATTCTTATCGAAATATGTTTTCCAAATTGCCATAACTTTTTAAAATTAAATAGTTTATGTTATCTTAGCATTCTTATTAAGTATAGTTGTTGTTATATTACCTTTAACTTCTGATTTAAGTTTATCAAGTATAGTTGTTAATTCTAGTTTACTAGTATCTATAATTGATGCTCTAGGATCAACACCTGCTATATGTCCGTGATTTAATATCGCCTCAATTAATAATATTAGTACATTTAAAAGTTCTTCACCTCTAATAAATGAACTACTTTCATTAAATTTAGTAATGAAAGTATCATAATCAAATGTATTTGTATCGCTACTTAATGTTGATAAGTTTGTTGAAGTCGATGTTGTATTTAATAAAAATTTATCCACATTAAATACCTTACTAGATTCTTTTACTCCAATTCTATTTTTATTAATAGTTGTAACTGAGGTGGTCTCAGTTTTACTCGGCAATCTATTATATACAGTAATTTTTTTACCGTTAATTATACCGTTGGCTAAAGCATAATTATTAGAACCGTTAGAATAACCATTAACATCTAATAAAGTCTGGTTAATTGATGTTAGTTTCACTTGATTGATGTTAATAATAAATGCTAAAATGTTCGGATTTTTTATTAAAGAATAATCATTAATATCATATCCATTATTATATGGTTCATTTATAGTATTATTGACCAAGTTAATTACCCCATCACTTTTTACTATATTTTTTACTAAGTCAGAATTATTTGCTTCTACGTAAGGTAATTTACCTTTTATAACAGATGATTTACATTCTTTTAATATAGTTGCCAAGAATTGCATGTTATTAGAAGATGCAGTTAAAGTAAAAATCGGTTCTTGTGGTAATATGGAAAATAATTCATTTTCATATATTAGTTCACTCTCTTTTAACCCTGTTAAACCATTTTGATTAATAATATCATCAGCTCTATAAATATTATATTCTAATCTAGTTGAATATAATTCATTAAATGTGAATTTTATTTCATATACACAAATGTAATCTATTGGATTATCAATTCTTTGTGTGACAGTATTTGTTTCACTAGTTAAGTTATATGGATCATCATTTATGAATAAGTCTTCAAATGGGTGTAGTTGTTTAACGCCATTATCATTAAATCCTATTCTAGTACTTATTCTATTATTATTGATAATAATTTGAGAGTTATCTGTACCAAGTACAATATCATTTGTATTAGGTTTTAAACCCTTTCTTTTATAATTCTTAGATACCGGACCTTTATTAGATAATATATATGGTTGTTTTTTTGATAAATAATCTTTAGTTACTGCACCGACATATTCATATACGTTATCGTTTACAGCTATAACCTTAACTAATTGCCCTTTAGTTGGTATATCTGTTAATGTTGTTGTTGGTATAAAGGGTTCCATTAGATATGGGTCCCTAAGTTGATTTATATTAGGATATGACCAAGGCACATAATTTGAATTAGTATCATTTTTATTAACCAACCTCAATATATCATTAAAATCCCTTGACAATTGAATACCATCAACAACAATAGCCCTTATCCTATCTAAATCGAAAGGATCTTGATCATCAATACATATTGCATACTTTATCATTTGGCTTTTAAATAATTGGTTCTATTATTTAGTTCGGTTGTTAATTCTTCATGTACTTCTTCTGTTATTTCAAGCATTTCAACTAATGGTATAATCACAGATTTTAGCTCCTGAAAATCAATATACAATTTTTGTATATTGTCAACCAATTCTTTATTTGTCATTTTACTAGCCCTATCTTTAAGTTCTAGTACTTTTAATTTTGTTTCCATTATTGTATTTGAGCATTACCAAAAGATGGGCCAGCAGCACCGTTAACAAAAACTTGAACATTGCTATCAAGTTTAATAGAATCAACAACAGAATTAACTGTTTCTTCGATTGCTATTATCATATTGTTTGGACTACCGTCAGGTAAAACATAACCTGTATCTATACCCTTATTTTCTAATTTACCTTTTATATCATTAAAGATTTTAATTTTACTAAGGCCGGGTTTAAAGGCATTCATAGTAATTAAAAATGGTGGTATTGGTTTAGCCGGTACAACCCCACTTAATTTAAGTAAGGCTAAAAGTTTATTTAATATTGAATCACAATCGTCACCGTCAAATAACCCTCTTAATCTATTAAATATGTCAATAAGAGATGTAATCACAGCTATATAATCACCTATCTGCTCACTTAGAATATCAAGTACTATTTTTTCTGTTATTCTAAGGAGGTCTTCACGTATTATCTTAAATAAAGCCCTTAGAATAGATTGTGCGACACTTACACCCATCTCTTTAATGATATTACCCATATCATCTAACAATGCGTTAGAATTCTTTGTATCAGTGTTTCCTGATAGCACAGAATATAGTTTGTTTATTATAGTTACTCTAGGGGTTATAATTGACTGTATAAAAGCGTATGGTATAGATTTAAACAAACCTAAGTTAAATTCTAATTCAATATTTGCTCTATCAAGATTTAAATCTATTTCACCTTGAACAATTTCATTATTTATAGAGTTATTAATGATATTATTAAGACCATCAACAAATTTACTTGTATTAACAGATTTGTTAGAGTAAGGGTTAGTAACATTTTTATTTGGTGATACAGATGTGTTTGTTTGAAAATCTGTTATATCATCATCTGACTCATTAAATATACTGTCCAATAAATCAAGTAACTCCTGATTATTATAACCCAGTTCTAAATTATTACAGGTTACAAATCTAAGTCTGGAATTTAGTTTATTTTGAACATCTTCTTCTATCTCATTTAATTGATCTATCGTTAATGAGTTAGGGTTTGCGTTAGGATTACGTCTAAATGGATTAAAAGGGTCTAAAGTTACTCCAGATAATTCAGGTACATTTTTTTGTAGAAAATCTCTAGCACTTGAAAGTTGGCCATCATTATCATCATTTAAATTATCACAAAATCCAAAAATATTTTTAAGAACATTAAGTAATACACTATTTTGTCTTATCTGTATATCAGATTTACTAGATAAAGATAAAACACCTGTTATAATATCAGTTAAAACGGCTATAAAATTAACTTGATTGTATAAAGGGTTTAAGCTCTTAATGTAATCTTTAAGCCATTCAGCAAATGGTTTATTATTGTAATATGAACCGAATTTGAAGTTTATAGTATCTCTATCTTTATGATATACACTAAATAAAGTCTTAGAATTGTATGAATAAGTTAGAGGTGAGTTTACAGTAGCAGTTTTTGATTGGTATAATAGATAGTTTACATGTTTACGTATATCAAACCCTTCATAAAAGTATTTAGAAGGTGTTTCATTAGGGTTAACTTTAAATAAACCATAAATATCTATTTCATTAACTTTAATATCAATCCCTATTGAAGATAGGGTAGTATATCTTTGATCAATTAAAATATTATTATCACATGAATATTTACTCAATATGATATTTTCAACCAATTTAGACAAATCAGTTGCTTTATTTAATTCTGTCATTACAGAATCTACTAATATTCTCTTAAATTCACTGGCACCTCTACTAGATTTAATCAGCTCAAATAAAAAATCCTCAATACTTAAAACATTATTTATTGAGGATTGATTATTAAAAGGATTTTTAGGTAGATTCTGATTTTGGAATAAAGATCTGTATTTAGATATTATTTCATTTTGAGAACTCATTTACCATCAATTATATTACTCAAGTTATCATAATCAATTGTAGGTATATCTTCACTTGAAATGTCTATAACACCCTTTGTCATAGCTCTTTGGTGATCAGATAATACCTTACTTAATTTAAGTCTATTAGTGATATTATTGTCGTTAAGTTTAAGTAGATCTGTAACAACTTTACTAAGTACCGCAATCATTGATGCATCATCAGTAGAATTAACTATACCCTTAATTTTATTATAATTGTCTTCAATTTTTAAAGTTTGTGTATCTATTTCACTTGCCGCTTGTTGAATAACGCCTAATAGATTTTCTTCATCAATCTTAGTGATTTTCTTTTTTCTAACTAATGCTCCCATAATAGTCTTTTTATAGTAAATAGTTTAACTCAAAAAGTCATTATCTATATATGGATTTTCTTCAATATCATCATCTTCACTTTCCAATTGCGCATCCATTAATTCCATTTTTGTCATCTCATAGAAAACTTTGAACCTTTTCAATGCTTTCCTTAACGACTTTGTATCAAGCATTGTTAAATCTCTTAATATCCTCAATGCATTGTTTTTATTGAAGTTATTTGAATTCTTTACTGTTTCATCAAAGTCAAATAATATCTCCCAATTTTGAAATATATGTATAATTGCTGTACCTACTTTAAATTCATGTTCCGTTAAATCAGGTTTAGCAACCTCTAACTTCATAGCTTCTGTAATATCGCTAAAAAGTTTTTCCTTATCTATTTCCTTATCATCTAATTCATAAGTCAACTCAGGTTTTGTCATTAAATCCGGTAAAAAAATATCAAAATCTAAAACTTTCTTTGTTCTTTCATCGGCCTTCTTTTTATCATTCATTGCTTGATTTCTAGCAATAGTACCAAAATAAGAATAGGATTTATGACCGAGCGAGTTGTTAAATTTAGGAAACTTACAAATTAATTCACCAAGTACATCGGCATGTTGTTCACTAAAATCAATATCTGTTCGTCTATTACGATATGTATTGATTATAGCCTCTACTAATGTTCTGAACGGTCTGTCAAGATGTTCATTCCATATCTTGCTCCTCTTAACATGATCTTCTGTATTAAGATACTCTATTACTGCTAATTCAGTATCTTCATCATAATAATTACCACCTTTTTTTACTTTACCTTTAGGCATAATTTTCTGGAATATCAATATCTCTGTCTTTGGTATATTTACATTCAGTTCTGGCAACTTCAAACCAGAATTCTGACTCCTGAGCAGATTTTATTTTAATACTGTCGTCATTAGCGTATTGCCAAATCAACGATCCATCTCTATTAATTGTATGTCTATATCCAATTCTAGGAACAACAAACATTTTATATCCTTTATTTAACATTCTAAGAATAAATTCATAGTTAAAAGTGAATTTAATATTTCTCTTAAGACCGCCTAAACTTCTAAACATTTCAGTATTAATAATAGCACCTGTAAACGTAAAATCTGGCCAACCTTTAACAAGTTCAAAATCAGGATAACCTACTTCATCAACTTGACCTTTGGCCCAACCAATTTGATTTACAAGTTGTTTAATAGTTTTAGTTTTATGATCAAATAATGCAGTTAGTGGTACAAACATATCACCAACATTTTCGCTAGAATATGATTCAAATGTCTCAAACCATTTATCTGCGAACTCATCATCAAATTCAAGTACAGTAAAATATTTTGTTTTGACTGATTTTACTGTAACATTAACATGATCTTGGAATAATTTTTTGGTGGTAAATTGAACTTCCGCATTTACACCATCTGGAAAAGTATAATCTGTAAAATACTTCTTATTTTCGGCTGTATTTGTAACCGATACAATAACCTTTGGTTTTAAAGTGTTTTTAACTAAACTATTCACAGCAGCAGCAAATAGTTGATTAAATTCACCTTCAACACTATGAACAGGTATAATAACTGTTAAATCCATAATATTAGTTTGTTTCAAAATTAGCTTTTATTTTTTCTAGCATATCAATCTTTTCATTAACGATAAGATCATACACTCTTTTAACATTATCATTAAACTTATCTTCGGTATAAAGATCAGCTACAACATCTTTAACGTTTGAATAATCTTTTAATTTATCGTCACAATTCAACCATGCTGTAATATATGCAGATAGGATACTTAACATTTGTATATGATCTTTAACCCATATACCATTATTATCAGAATACCATTCGGCAGAGATGTCAGCAGGTCTTGCAATAATCGGTACATTACATTTGTTAGCTTCAATAGGGAATGTACCAAATGATGAGATAGGATCGTCCCATAGGGCCACCATACAAGTATCAAGCATGTCAGCCATAGTCTCTTCACTTAATCCATGAAAATCAATAAAAGTAAAGAATGCTAAATGTGGATATTTATCATAGAACATTTTAATAAATCTCCTAGTTTTCCTTTTACTTCTAAAATGGATAGCAATGTTAGGTGATTTTGCCTTTCTTTTTTCAGTAAACATATTTGGAATCATAGGATTAATAACTTTTACATCTTTAATACCATGCCATGTTTTAATTAATTCAGCTAAAGTATCAGTTGTTGTAATAGCTTTATCTACACCTAGATATGACCATTTATCTGTAAAATCCAGACCTTCACTAACATATTCAAATGAGTTAATAAATAAAATTTTGGTACAGTTAATACCTTTTTCATTAAGAGTTTTAATGATTGATGCATATAACTCAGGTACGATAATAATATCACTACTTTTGATTTCAAAAGATTTACCGTCCATAGTATAATGCGGAAGTTCTTCCACAAATTTTTTATCCATCCATAGATCAACTTTATCCATTTGATCTAACTCTAGCAACATAACCACATTAAACCCATGATTCTTTAATGATAATGCATTTCTATAAAGATTAGATACTGTTGCCATAGGAGCACCTTTAGTATCTGGAATTACAAAGACAAATTTATAATCACCATCTTTGTAATTTTGTATCATTGTATTGATACCATTTAACGTTTCTAACTTTTTGTCTTCCATTTTAGATTAGTTAATTATTTAACGATTCAATAAATTCAATTATTTCATCGTGATTATTTACCACCTTATCCAGAATAATATCTGAATTATGGTTAGTTTTATATTGTACAACATTTTTTAATTTGAAGTACTTTTGGTTATCTGTAATCAAATAATCATATTTAATATTTGATCTACTTAATTCCTTTGGTTTATTACTATCAAGAAAATACACACCGTCAATAATCCCATTAACACTTAAAAAACCGGCTGTTGCTACTCTTGATCTTTTACTTTCAGGAGATACAAAAACAATTTTTAATTTAGGATTACTGGATTTAAGTTTGTATAGTCTATCAATAAAATGATCAACAACTTGATTTGATCTACAAAATACTTCATAGGTTAATTGACCATTATGTAATGCCGCAATAATATCATTTACAACAATTTTGTCAGCATAAATCTTATTACCAACCTCATCGGTTGTCCCGGTATCAAATTTAACCCACTCTATAGCTTCTTTTTTACGCTTGATTAAAGGGAATGTATTATAAAGATTATTAAAATCGATCTTATCATAATCAAGGTCACCTTCGTAATTAAATTTACTTAAAGTTTCTATTAATTTTTGTTTAGTATCTCTAATAATGTTATTAATAAAAATTGCTACTACCATAATTTGAATGTTTAATCCAAATATAGTAGTAGCAATACGTAAATGTAAATAAGAAAATTATCGTTTATTACTTTTTTCTCTAAAAACCTCTTCTATTTCTTTAATTATAGGATGTCTAACAACATCATCTTCACCTAATTCAACAACACCAATACCATTAATATGTCTTAGGTTTTCTTTTATGAATTTAAGTGATGAATCGTTTTTCTTCTTCAAATCTATTTGTTCTTCATCACCAAGTAATATCATTTTTGAATTTTCACCAATTCTAGTTAGTACTGTTCTAATATTTTCAACACTAATATTCTGTGCTTCATCAATAATAATAATCTCATTATCCCTTGTAGCACCTCTAATATAAGCCAGTGGCATTACTTCTATAAGAAATTTATCAAACAACATCTTTGTTTTGTCCCTACCAATAATTTTGTTGATATTTTGCACAAAACTTTGAATTGTTGGTTCTAACTTTTCACTCATAGTACCTTTAAGGAACCCTATCTCTTCATTTTGGATTGTTTGTACAGATTTGGCAATTACTATTTTATCATAACCGTCTTTCTTTAAAAGATCTAACGCCACTGCACAAGATAGATATGTTTTACCTGATCCCGGATATCCTGAACAAATTGTTATGATGTTTTCTTTTATACTTTTAACTAGTTTTTTTTGATTTTCAGTCTTACATTTATAGTTAACATCGACGAAACCTAGTAATTTTTGGTTGCTTATAAGTGCTCTGACTTCATCTCTATCGTCGGCAAATTCTCTTAGCTCTTCTTTATCATGAGCAGAGAGATTTTTAAGTTTTGTTCTTGGCATAAAACCTCTGATTAATTATCATTATTTTGATGAACATGTTCTAACAATAAGTAGTAAAAATAATGCCAGTAATCAAAAATTACTGGCATTTAACATGTATTAAAATAACTTATCTACTTTTTCTTAAAAATCGGGATAACACTTTTGTATTCTTCTTCATCCGTAAATCCCACAAAATCAAATAGTGATCTTAAATTATTAAGCTCCTTATCTGAAAAGTAGAATAAGTCGTGTGCCCCTAAATTATTTTCACATAAAGCAAATAATATTTTATCTCCTACCTCAAAATCACCCCCAAAATAAGTTTTGGTTGTTATGCACTTATCAAGTATATCTTGAGTAAGTGGTTTTGCAGACTCTTTGGCTAAATCAAAATATTCATCTAATGTATTCATTACACACCTGTACTACCAAAACCATTATTGCCTCTATCACTAGAACTCAACTCGTTTTTATCCACAAGATCAAATACAATAAGTTCAGTATTAACAGAAGGATTTACAAAATTAGAAAATACACCTTGAGCAATTTTCATACCTTTAGTAACATTAAAGGTTGTATTAGAATGGTTAATCAAAATAACCCCTATTTCGCCTCTATAATCGTTATCTACGGTCCCCGGACTATTAAGTACAGTAATACCATTCTTCAATGCTAGACCGCTTCTAGGGCGTATTTGTAGCTCTAAATTGGGTACATCACTCATGTCAACAAATAATCCGGTTTTGATTAGTTTAATTTCTCCCGGATTAATGCTTTCATCATGATTTGCAGAAATATCAAAACCTGATGCTCTATCAGTAGCATAAACAAACGCTTTATTATCTGATTCGTTTACTAATTTAATTACTGGCATATTATTGATTGTTTGAAGGATTTTTATTTGGGTCCATATCTTTTTCTAAAACTCTAGCAATACCTATTGCTCCGCTTAACAATACAAATAACGCATTTGTATTAAAAGCATTAGCCTCATCTTTTTTACTTAGAGCAAGAAAAGCATGATATTCTTGTCTTGAAAAAGTAATACCCAATTCATTTAACATAAAAATGGTCTCCTCGTTTACAGTTGAAGACGAATTATCATCATATTGAGTAATATTATCATAATATTGACCTCTTTGGTTATGATAACTGTTTTTAACTTCAACAAAGTTAACAATTTTAGCAAAACCGTTAAGTAATGCCAATTTTGTTATACTTTTAGGATCCAACTCTCTTGAAGTACCTTTAAATAATTTAGCACTAATATGTGCTGCATCAGACACCTTCAACGCATTGTTGACAAAACCGCCAGCAAACCCTCCAGTATGGGTGTACCTACCGTTTGGAGATACAATAAGCTGTTTTGCATATTTTTCCAATAATTTATCAGTGAGCTCATCACCGAGGCAAAATTGTAGCCCTTTGATATACCTCTCAAAGTTAGCTCTGATTGTTGTTTCATCTAATAGTTGCATAATACTGTATTTTAGTTACAGTAGCAAATTTAGTGATTATTTTTCACATAACCAAATTTTACTTGAAAAAAGTTTGATAGACCTCATGTCTAAGCGTTGATACGTTCCTAAGATCATATTTCTCTTTTACTGTATCATATAACGCCAACCCTAATCTTTTTGCCTCTTCTCTATTATATGCTAAGTATTTTATAAATTTAGCCCACTCTTTAGCATTCTTATTCGGTTTAACCAATAAAGAATTACCTTCACCATATTGACCTTCACCTTTATATGCAGATACTAAATCTTGTTTATATGGACCAAATTCAGAAGCTATGATAGGTAATTTATGGAAACCAGATTCAAGAACTTTAAGATTACTTTTATATGTATTGAACTCAAAATCTTTAAGAGGCGCAATAACTAAATCCAAATCATTATAATTACTAGCATATTCATTTACAGGTTTAGTCCATACTCTCTTATATGCAGTATCGTCATCATTCATTTTAACGGATCTGTCAAACAATAATAGACTGTTTAGATAAGCCCTATCATTACTATCTACTGTCCTATAATTATCAGTTACAATAGCTTCATAATTAGCCCATACTGAAATAGGGATTTTTTTACCTCTTACTTCATAATATTTAGATACCCCTCTTAAGTCAAATCCACACAACACGAATTGTAAATCATTCTTAAACTCCTTTGATAATATATTAACAACACCATCAATAAGTTTTAAATCTTGCAAGTGACTTGAACCAGCAACGTAACCAATTCTAAATCTTTTAGATTCAGTTGGGTTATGAACAAATTGTTTTTCTTCCGGATTTATTGCATTTGGTATAACAAACACATTTTTGTTGATTGGATATATTTTCTCTTTAAGAGCCTCAGTTGAACAAGTAACAAAATCAGCAACTTTAAGTGTTTCTATAATATATGATGCAATATTATTTTTCATGAAAAATTGGTAATAAGGGTGCATGTGATCTAATACCCAATAATCATCTGTATCTATAATAACCTTAATACCAAGGCTTTTAATAAACTCAATTAGTGGTTTAGATTTTTCATAAGTTTGACCGGCAATTTTTTGAAAAATAACAGCATTGTATTTTTTAAGCGACTCAATATCATTAAAGTCGAATGTTGATGAAACATCTATCTTATATTCATCTGGATATAGTTCATCTAACATAATATTTGGGTCGGTCATTCTGTACTTATCAGTACCACCTTGTGGACCATTTGATACTACTACTAAAATTCTCTTCATTTTTATTATGATTTTGAACAAACATAATAGTACTAAACAAAAAAGGAAACAGATTAATCTGTTTCCTTTTCTACTAAATTATCAAATTCACCTTTTTTAGCAGAAGTTAAAAAATCTTTAAACTGTTCTTTTGTCCATATTGTTTCGCCTTCAACTCCCTCTTTATCACCTAGACTAATTTTACCATCTGGTAATTCTGTGACAACTGGACAACATTTATGATTTCTACAGAAAGTTACTACTCTTAAATTACTCATTTTATTTCTTAATTTTACCTTGCTTAGTTATCTTAGCTGTGAATATTGTATCGCCTATAACAAATTTTATTTCTTCGTCATCAATACCATTCATTGAAAACGCTTCTTTTAAAATAATCTTTCTATCTTCTTTTATACCCTCAGCCAGCACTTCAAGCATTTGATCCATTTTCTCTTCAACAACCTTTTCCATTATCATCTTAATCATAGAATAATCTATATTAATAGATGATTGGCTACTTTGATTTGTATTACCAGATTTTGTTTGTTGAGTTTTATTTAATGGTTTAAGATTATTTATTAAACGATCTTTAAGTACGTTACCTGACCCACTTTTGACCATTTCTTCATATAATTGAAGATTTCTAGCTAATTCATCGTCACCAGTCATTTGATTTAATACCGGATTAGAAAAATTCTTTTTAGCCATTGGTGATGCCATTATCTTTTCAGCTAAATTATCACCATTACTTAATGGTACTCCAGCAACGGGTACAGCAGATGTGGCCCTTTCTTTTATAAGAGCCTTCGCAATTGCTGGTGGTAAATTATCCTCAACGTTAATATCTGGATTAATTGCCGACATCATTTGCATTTCAGCATGTGGATTATATGATGTATTTACCTCTTCATCCATAGAATAATAACCACCAAGATTAAAATTTTCATTAATCATGTTGTTATTTGATTGTTTCGGTTTGGTTTGATTGAACTTCGCCATCTTTAATTCCTTTATTGGGACCTTTAGGTTTACCTAAGTCGATAATACTAATAGGTTTGTTATTTAACATTGTTGCGTCACTGTTTGGTTTAAAGTTTGGGCCAGTTGGTCTATCAAATGCTGAATACCTATTATTTCTTGCCCAAAATTTATCACCATCCATTACTTTAAGCATACTCATTTCACTAACCAAAAAGGTTTTCCATGCGGGTCTACTAGTATTTGTAACGCCACTCATTTGATAAGCTCTAACAATGTGTCTACCTTTTTTTGATAAACCACGAGATACAGGTTCAACAATTCTCCAGTTCTGTAAATATTTTCTACCATCTTTCCTTTTCTTTCCAGATAAGACATCTAAACCTCTATACCAAAAGATTATCATATACTTATTACGTATAGCATAATCAATAGCGGCTAGTCTATCTTCAAGATCAGGATTTTCAATAAATTTACTCATAAGGATTATCTTTATTAAACATATTAAGAGATGTTAATCTGCGAAACTGTTCATTATCAATAGATGTACCTATTTGATTATTATTTAAACCTCTACCCTTATCATCGTTATCGCTAAGAGCATTTTTGTTTTCTGAATTATACTCAAATTCGTTTTGACTGTAAACATTCTTTTGAGTTAATTTAAGTTTTTCTTCTTCCGCAACTTTGGTTAGAAGATCTTTTGCCTGTATTTTTAGTGGATCTGCCATATTAGATTATTTTTTTCATCATTTCAATTATTCTTTGTTCTTGCAACCTTTTTACGTCATTAAGACCATGTTGTTTAAAATCTGTTAGTGGTACTTCCGGAATTATATCCTGTTTCATTGTTTTTTTTAATTCCATATTAGCCTTTAACCCAACTTCCCTAAAATGATTTTGCCTAGATTCATCATCATCAGTTAACCTTTTTAACATATTTGTTACATACTCACGCATTATATCACCACCATTTAAAATATACTCTAGTGTAGCGTTATCATCGGTTATACCTTTGTAGTTATAATCAAATTCGTGTTTCAACCTCTTTAGGCTCTCGAAAGATATATGTTTGGTGTTAACCATATTCATTAATCTCTCGTATCCATTAGTTCGTTTATTACCGGGTGTAAGTTTATTGCCATAAGTAAGATATGTTGTCAATAAATGATCATAAATATCTTTACTTAAGTTTATATCTTTACCATATAATCTTTGGTTGGCCATAATTAACTAAGTTTACTTTTAATGTATCTACTAACTACATGTCTTTCAACAGGTGATAAAGATTTTACCCAATCAAGACAAGAGTCTAGTCTATTAAACAGCTTTGATTCTCTGGACTTGATATTATCTATGTCATATTCAGAAGAGTCTACCAATAAATCATTATCATTAGTCTCTTTTTTCATCATTAGACGTTCTTTGATCATATCATCTAATGATTTAGTTTCATAGTATTTGTTTATACTATCTTTCTCATTTTTCTCTTCCAAGAATTTAACAAAATCATCATAAGACATTGAATCGGCCTCACTGTTATATGGTGCTTCTTCATACATCATTCTTTTAGTTGTTACAACACTAGAACCTTGACCAAAGCTATACGAATCCATACCGCTACTAAGATTAGCAACAGCATCTTCAATATCATCAGTATTATATGGCTTAGCCGAGCCTTGATTAGTCATAGTACCAGTACCACTAGGTACATCACCCCTAGATAATTTTAGTGGTTCTGTAACACTGTTTGTCTTAGATATAAATTCTTTTAACTTAATTCTCATAGTTAATATCTTATTTACTTAAATAGTTAAAATCTTTCAGGATAAGTAATTACTCTACCGGATCTTATTGTCGTTAAATTATAGTCTTCGGTATAATCATTTACAATGTTTCTTATTTCAGTAAAAAACAACGGTGTCATATAAAAATTAAATTTAACTAAACCACCTGTAAATGTTCCAGCAAAAAATCTATCTAATAATGATCTATGTTTTATTTCGATATCACCATATTCAATACTATCTAATAAACCATTCGTACCACCACCTACACTTATATTAAATGGCACACCTTGTTGTAATTTTTCATGTACATCTAAAGCATGTGGTATTACTTCATTAGCATGATTGTCTTCAAACACCTTGAAACCATTAACAAATATCTTAAACGTACCTATTTTACTCGTATTTTCATCATAAACAACTAAATCACAACCATCATAAGGAATTTCTCTACTGAAAGTTGCTGTAATATGAACAAATTTATCTTCGTTAATATCTATAACACTTTGATTTGTTCTTACATCATATACAGTAAATCCTGTAGTATAAATAACTCTATATAACTTGTCTTCATAACAAGGCCCATATACGTTATCAAAACTAAAATTACTTAAGTCTTCATCAATATTTTTGATCTGATCTTCATTTAAATTACATTTAGGACCAGTAATTATTCTGTAACCTATTCTACCTTCATTATCAATATATACACTTAATGCATTATCAATAATATCATAATAACCTCTTTGTCTTGTTAATACTTGAGAAGTTTCTGGATCATAAACTCTACCACTATAAGTTGTTCCGCTATAATAATTATAATAACCGTGATACCATTCACCATTTGGTAGATAATAACCATCTTTATCAGTTGTTAATCCAGTTAAATTAAGAAATGTAAAACCTGTATAATCATAAGTGTTACCAGTTATTAATTCAATAAATTCTGGGTATTCTATACTTATAGCATTTATTTCTTCTTCTGTAAATGTTTTATACTTGTTTTCAGATCTAGTACCTAAATAAAATATGTTGCCACTATTATCACCGTAAGAATAATTTATTGGGTTAAAAAGATACAAAGGTTCTTTTGTTGCTGTAATAAATGTTGTAGGATCACCAAATAGACCTTCATCACCTAACCCTACCCAACTTTCATCTATTGTATATGGTGGTAATAAAAATTGCTCAGTTTCATTAAACAAAAAATAAAACATGGTTTTTTGATCAATTATATCGAGAGTGATAAACAATTTTTTATTATCCACGTCATAACTAAATGTTGCATTTCTATCAACAAACCATTGTGTGCTACTCAAGAAAAATATCATATCTACTAAAAATAGATACTTATTACCACTTAAACCATTAGTATATTGACTAGTTAAATTAAAGTTTAATAAGACCTCATTACCAACATTTTCATTATCTTCATTTATTAATGCATAAGCAAGTATAAGTGCCTTACCAGTATCTTCTGGTGTAAATTCTCTAAATGTAAATTCATAAGTTTGACTTGTCACTTCTGGTATTATGGGATCTTCCAAACCAACTGGAAATTTAAGTAATGCATCAAATGACCAACCCTTTCTTGCACGAGGTTTAAAAAATTCTATTGGGTATTTGTGTAGTTTAAATAATCCTTGATAATATCCACCATTTAATTTAACATAGTTTAAATTATCATCTGTTATTCTATCAAAAATATCATACGTAAAACCGTATGAGTCACCATAAGGATATGCACTACTGGTATTTTCACCATTAAAATAGAACTCATAAGGTATTTCAATACCCCTGAATTGATCTAAATATTCCGGTTCCAATGATTCTAAATACTTTGTTAATGTTTGACCGGTTACTCTGTGTAATAAAAATGGTTCACCTTCTTCAATGGTTTTAGTGTTACCTGTTGTTGGTATAGTTGATGTGTTACCTGTTATATATCCATTATCATAACCAACCAGACTTATATAATCTAAATTAAAGTCTTGGTTACTATTTTCAACAGATTCACTATCATCATAATCAAAATGATATTTAATTACAGTATAATCATCTAAGTCTCTTTTAAATGGTTTATCATCATTATTAGATAACTTAAAATCATAGTATTCTTCTTTGTTTTCATCCAATCTAATCATTTTACATTACAAGTATAGGTTTTTTCATTGGTCTGTACTTTAAAGCATTTTGTAATGCTTCTGCTTCTTCTGCTGCACGTTTAAGCATGTTTAATGGCGACATTCTTTCAAGACGTTTATATAACTCATCATTTAAAGTTAGTATTCTATCTTTAGCCTCAGTATCCAGTGATTGATAATCTAATGTTAATGGGGTATCTGGTACATTTATTGAACCAGAGAATTTTCCCCTAACTTTAGCCAATGCACCCATTGATTTAGCAACAAAATATTGTCTAACCCAAATTTTAGATGGTTGGTTTAGATCTTCAAAACTAATATCATCTAATGGTACGTCAGCCGGTGATTTAATTATATCTTTATTTGTCTTTAAACAATCATCTTTGTTACCTTTACTAATATCATAGTACCAATACCATACTCTACCTCTATTCAATAATCTACCCCCTCTATCGTATTTACCACCCGGAGTGTTATATAGATGAACAAATTTAGTACCATTAGGACCATTTGTTATTTTATATGTTAATGTACCATTTAATATTCTATCTTTAAGAGATAAATCGGCATTACGCATTAAAATATCAAATGATGGTAATACATAAAAATTACCTAGAGTAGAGAAATTTGACCCCATAGCATTAGCAAAATAACCAAGATATGGATCAACAAATGATCTATCAAGAGTTGGTGGATTATACCACATAACCTCATTTATTTCTCTATTAGCTGGAATTTGATAAGTTTGCACACCTGCAACCAATTCAATATAATCACTTTTTAATTCATATCCACCTTCACCAGCACCTAAGCCAACTATTTTGGAATAAGAATAAGTATATTGTGTTACATAATCTTGATTCCTTGTAATTAATGCCCTTGTAATATCGTCTTCCTGTGTATTAAGACCATATAAAGAAGTCCATTGTGCTTCAATGATAAAGTTTTGTATCTTTTCAACATAATCATCAACTGATATTTCTAATAACTCAGTTAACATTTCATTAGTTAGCTCCACACCAACTATCGGGGCACCAAGTTCTGTTCTTACTTGTTTGAACAGTTTTTCCTTTTCTTTATCTGATATTCTTAGGCTCATCTCTATTTATCTGTTTATTAGTAAATAGAGATTTAACATTACTACTTCTTAGTAATCTTTGATAAAATATCTTTAATCAATTCTGTATTATCATAATAGATAAAATCATCTTTCATAAACTGATTGATGTTTGAAAATTTATAAATCAGTTTATTGTAAATATCAGAATCAATGGTATCTGCCAATATATTGTATATAACTGTACATTTTTTATCCTGACCTATACGATATATTCTATCTTCGGCCTGACTATGATTTGCAGGTACCCAATCTACATCATTGAAAATAACATAATCAGCTTTAGTTAATGTTAACCCAACACCTGCTGCAATTATATTACCACAAAATACCCTTTTTTTAGGGTTATTTTGGAAATCATCAACAATTTGTTGTCTCTTAGTTACTGATACGCTACCGTCTATTAATACAGCATTAGTATTAAAATGTTCATATATGTCTCTAATACTATCAGTAAAACAAGAAAATACTACTACATTATGACCGTCTTCTAATAACTCCTCTATTTGTTCTATAGTATATTTAACCTTTTCATCTGCAATTAATTTTCTTAATTTAGACAATTGATTTATACTTGTTATTTGTGATGGGTTATTACCTTTTTTAATTTCATCATCATACCATTCTTGATATTCCTTAACATAAGCATTATATGCTGATACTTCTTCAAGCTCATAATATCTTTGAGTAACAATTTTATCTGGTAAATCAAGAACTTCATTTTTATTACGTTTAAGGAATATATCATCAACGTATCTTCTTAATTCATCAATATTTGATGCACCATTTGTGATCCAAACTTTTTTGTTTCCTTTACGAAAAGATTTACCATCACAATATCTTAAAACATAACGTTGCCAGTTACCTGATAATGGTGAATTACATCCTTCAAGTAAACTAAATAAATCTATAGGTTTATTAGTGATAGGCGTACCAGTTAAAAACCACACTGTTTTACATTTTTTAGCTAAATCAATAGATATTTTAGATCTATCACTCTTCATGTTTTTAACATAATGTGCTTCATCAAAAATGATTAAATCAAACCCAGTTTTTTCGAATAAGCTTAATTCCTGTTTTTCATTTTTTTTCCTAGCACCGACAGTATGATAATTTTTTAGGGTATCATAATTAACAATATTCCACTTTTTAGTTAAATATCTATGATGATTTAATATTGTAATATCATTAAGGTCTTCAAAGTTACTAATTTCAACAACCCAGTTCTTTTTAAGAGATGCTGGACATACGACTAGTATTTTTTGGTATTTACCTAAAACAGCAGCAGCTATTGCAGATGTGGTTTTACCTAAACCCATATCATCTGCTAATATAAATCTATCTTTTGAAAGTAAAGAAACTATAGCTTCTTCTTGGTGAGGCATAGGTTTTCTTTTAAGAATACTAAAATCAATATCCTCTTTTTTAACACCTTTATCTTTGATAAAATATGAGTTTTTTAACCTAATGTACTTATATATATTCGGTTGACAATCAAATGATGCCCACACATCTATTGAATCATCTGTTCTGCCTAAAACTTTTTTAATATATAAACTTTTAGGTTCATCAGGTAAATTATTAACTGTTTTAATAAATGAAGTAACAGATGGGTGTAATTTTGCTATTTTATTAACGACTATTGGTTTCTTATCATAATACTCTTCAATATATTGAGCTTGATTAATTGTTAAAATTGATAGTTTTTTACTTTTAATCTTACTTTTTAACAATAAAATATAGTCGTTTGTTCCTTCGTATTGCAATAATTTGTTCGTAACTCTAATTTGGTCAAAAGCATTCATAATCTACGTAGTTTTTTTAAATATAATCGTATAATATCAAATTATAAATAGCTTTTTACTAATTATTAGTATGGAAAACAATGCATTTAATATACCAATAACAAGGGGTAATTTATTTTTTTCTGAGGACGAATTCAGAATGCAAATGGGTATTGCAAATGAATATATCAAAAACGTCTTAAATTTTAAGGTTATCTTATTTAGAATTGATTATACTAATACTTCCACGAGCATATATGGTAGTGTTAAGGATGAAAACAAAATTTTCATGGATCCGGTAGAAATAAATGTATATAACCTAAAAATTGAAGACTATCCACAAGAATCACTTGGTGAAGGTAGAATTGCCTATGAACAATATGGTAATTTAACATTTAATGTAATGTTAAGTGAGTTAGAGTTTAGAGGTATTGAAATAAAACGTGGTGATTTAGTTGGTTATGCATTAGATGAAAACAGGTTTAAATATTTTGAAGTATCAGATGATGATAGATTAAATTATGATAATGCAAATACTATTATAGGTTATAAACCGATAAGCAAACGTATAGTTTGCACACATACAGATTTTAACGAAGAATATGGGTTTGCCGAAGAGAACTAATACAATCTCACCAGAGAGCGTCAACTTGTTTAATGGTGAATACCCTTATGAACCAATGAGGAGCGGTGCTAGTGAGTTACTAAAGAGCTTAGTCATGCAAGATAATACGTTCTTCCCTAAACCATTATCTATACAACACATAGATGAAGCTGTTTATGATCATTTTAGTGAAGAATTATCAAATAATAATATTGTACCATCAAAAGAATCTACAATATTTACATTAGGCATTAATAGAATATCTGAATTTAAGAAAAGTTGGTCATCTGTAACAAAGGAGAGAAAATTATTATTTCCTTTGGCTATAATAACTAGAGAATTAGGTGTAGATTATAATACAGATGAAGTTGGGTATAATATACCAACCGGTAGGTTATACCCTGTACATCAGGAAATAACTAATGATGGTAATAAAAAAATTATTGATACATATTACATAGCACAACCTATACCAGTTACGTTATCATATACAATGTATTATTATTGTAAACAAGAGGAAGAACTCAATAATATTAATACATTTATTCTAAATCAATTTCAAAGTAGACAGCGATATATATTCGCAAATGGTTATTATATACCAGTACATTTTGAAGGTGTTTCAGATTCTACGGATTTCAATGATATGGATAAATTTAGGTATATTGAAATATCGTTTGAAATGAGGGTCACAGCATACTTAATTGATGAAACTAAATTTGATAAAAAGACATCTTTTATGATAGCAAACATTAATAGTAAATAACTATTGAAAAAAAAGTTCTATTTACTAATAACAATAAAATAAAGTAAATAACAATCACTACAAAATGGTTACAGTTAGAAAATCACCGGGCGTTTACTCTACAGAGTCTTTTCCTGTTACAACAACTGAAAGCGTTGGTGTTACAACCGCAGTAATGGCGGGTGAAACATTAAAAGGTCCAGCATTTCAGCCAGTATTTGTTAACAGGTTTGATACATTCAAAAGACTTTTTGGAGGTACAAGTCCTGAAAAATTCAAAAATACTCAATTACCTAAATATACACTGCCTTACGATGCTAAATCATATTTAACACAATCTAATCAATTGTATGTTATTAGAGTTTTAGGTTTATCTGGATATGATGCTGGTAGAGTAGCAATGCTTAGAACTATAGGTGCTCCTGATATTGAAGAAAGGGGTGCTCAAATCGAAAATTTAGGTGGTGATGGAGATTTTTATCTTGTTAGAGAAACCACTGGGAGTACTACTACATTTTATGTTGCAACATCTACAGGTGATACATCTTTAGACCCGTTAATACCATTTGTTACAGGTTCAACAACATTTACTGATCTTGACGGTAGTGTTATAACAAGAGTTGTGTCTGCATTAAACACATATTTTAATCCATCAGTAACTGGATCAACAACTTGGTCATCAGGTGATGGTTTCTATTGGGGTTTCTTTGGTGATGGTGATTTATCAGAGCTTGGTAATGATCCTCAAAATTTTAATAGTATGTATGTGTTACCTTCTGATGTTGATTCTGCTGATTTAAATGATTATATCGTTTATAATGACAGTAAATATTTTGCAGATGATGATAATTTTATTCTTGGTGCATTTGCATTAAGAGTAACAAATACTACACCAATTGTTAGTGGTACTAAGAGATTTTATGAAGCTAAATTTATTGGTAGAAGAAATAGACTAGATCCAAAAATTGATTATCATAAAGTAGGTGTAGCATCACTTAGATCTAAAGGCTTTATGTCTGGTGAAACTTTGGTATTCAATTCTGATTTATCAGACGTTACTATGTCAACATTTAATGCTGATATGACAAAAGATGCATTAGGTGAATTTGTTTTAAGTGTTTCAACAGGTGACGGTTATGGTCAATTTGTTGTATCATTAGATAACGATAAAAAATCATTCATTAAAAATATATTCGGTTCACATAATACTACTGCTAATGCATTAGCATACTGTGAAGAATCTTATGATAAATGGCTTAAAAAACAAGTTATTTATGGTAATGTTAGAGGATTGTACTTAGATACAAATGGTGTACCAAACTCAATTAACTTTAACCATTACAGACATCAATATCAAACACCTACAACTCCTTTCTTCGTATCAGAAAAGCGTGGTGATAGTGTTGTTGACTTATTTAAATTCCATTTGATTAGTGACGGTGCAGATGCGAATACATCAGTAAAAGTTTCTATTGCTGGTATTGATCTTCAAAGAAGAACATTTGATGTACAAATTAGAGATTTTAATGATACAGATGCTAATCCTGTTATCCTTGAAAGATTCTTTAACTGTACTATGGATAAAACAAGTACTGACTTTATCGGTAGAAAAATTGGTACTGTAGATGGTGAATATCCACTTAAATCTGCTTACCTATCAGTAGAGATCGCCGAGAATGCCCCTAACAACGCTATTCCGGCCGGCTTTAGAGGTTATGTGGTTAGAACCATAGAAGATGAGGCAAAGCCTATTATAGGGGTTTATAAGACTAAATATTACAATGCCGGTGAAGTTATCTGTGATACCACTGGTTATGGTGATTTAGTTGTAAGTCCGGGTGATAAAATTAGAAAGGCTTACTTAGGTTTCTCTGATTTAAATTATGGATTTGACGCTGATTTATTGAAATTCAAAGGTAAAACAAATGATGGTGATTTAACTTATAATACCGGATCAGATTTTTCAACAAAAATCCAAGGTTTCCACTTAGATGTTGCTGTTAGTGGATTAACTGCACAGGGTCAATCTTATAACTATGAGTTTGAAACTGGTAAGTTTACTTTAGAAGGTGCTGATAACGCATCACCTGCTGTTAACCCTTATGCTAATATTCAAACAAGGAAATTTACTGCATTATTTGCAGGAGGATTTGATGGTTGGGATATTTACAGAGATACCAGAACTAACTTAGATGAATATAAAATTGGTAGAACATTGTTTACTAATGGATTATCATCTGGAGTATTTGATACATTTGTATCAAGTGAAGATGGTGAGACTTATGGTACATCTGATTACTATGCTTACTTGATGGCATATAAGAAATTTGCTAACCCAGAAGATATTCTTTGTAATGTAATTACAACTCAAGGTATTGATGCTATTAATCATACTGAACTAGTTAATGAAGTTATTGAAATTGTAGAAGATTTTAGAGGTGATGCTTTGTATATTTACAACCTACCTGATATAGATCTATTCAATAACAATAACCCTAATGATACTAGTACATGGTTATATCCTAAAGATATTTCTGTGGCATTGGAAGATACTGAAATTAATAGTACTTATGCAACTACATATTATCCTTGGATTCAAGTAGATGATAAAGATAATGCGGCTTATGTATTTATTCCTCCAACAGGTGAAGTACTTAAAAATCTTGCATTTACTGATAAAACTCAGTTCCCTTGGGTATCTTATGCTGGTTACAAAAGAGGTAGAATTAATGCAATTAAACCTAGATTTGTATTGAAAGCAGAAGATAGAGATACTCTTTATGATGCTAATATAAATGCTATTGCTAGATTCCCTGATGTAGAAACTGTTATTTTTGGTAATAATACTACAAGTACTATTAACAATCCAATTAAACAAGTTAATGTTAGAAGACTTATTCTTCAAATCAGAAGAGCATTATTCTCAATATCTAATAGTTTTATCTTTGATCAGAATGATGAAACATTGAAAGATCAATTCTTAAAACAAATTAGACCTATACTTGAGAATATTAAAACTAACAGAGGTATTTCTGCTTATAGAATAGCATTCGGTGATTCCCCTGATAGAAACACTTTAAGTGCAACAATCGAGATTGTACCAATCTCAGCACTTGAAAGAATCATCCTTAACTTCGTTGTAAACGAATCAGGAACACAGTTAACAGAAGGTTAATTTACTTAAAAAGAGGAGGTTATAAAAACTTCCTCTTTTTTTTTCATTTTCTCTTGGTTTTCTGAAAATATTCTTTATGCACGACTATAATAATATATATTACTATAATATTACTATAATATTACTTATATATACTTAATACTATAGTATTATTAATAATATTAAGTAATATAGTTATTATTTATATTAGTATATTATATATAACTATTACTTATATTAATAATATATATTAGTAATTAATATTAAGTATTATTAATAGATATAATTAAGTAATATATTATTATAAGCCTTCATAGATGAAAAAATAACAATAGCAATAGTTCAGCAAAAAAATAAAAATATCTACTTATAGTAAAATAGAAAAAATATGAATACGTCAGTAGAAGAACTAGGATTAAAAGCTCAGGCAGATATGATGAACCCTATAAGGTTCCAGTTGCATATACCTGAAATATGTGAATTAACAGATTTTGTTTATAAGACAATTACAAAACCTAATATTACTTTTATAGAAACAGAAGAAGGTAATAAGGTTATATATGATAATATTGAATTAACCTTTATCGATATATCAGCTAAATTTGATTTAATTGGTAAAATTATTAAATGGAAAGAGGCTTTTATTAATGGTAAAGATTATAAAAAAGATATTACTGTAGTTAAATTAAATCAAAAAGCTGAGGAAATAGATAGATATGTAATTAAAGGGTGTAGTCCTGTAAGTGTAAATTTTAATTACTATTCAACTGATCATAGACAAAGTAAAGATTTAAGTTATCATGTTAAATTAACTTTATCAGTTGAAGATTTGATAAAATAATATAAATCTCTGCTACTTATAGTTAAAGATAATAAAAGTTAAAACAAAATTATTGATATGGCTGATTTATTGATGAAAATGCCTATACCTAATGAACCATTAAAAAAGAATAGGTTTATTCTCAGATTCCCATCATCATTAGGTTTTAATGAGTACTTTGTTAAAAGTGCATCAAGACCTTCAATTAATATAAATGAAATTGAAATTCCATTCCTGAATACATCAAAGTATGTTGCTGGTAGATATAACTGGGATGCTGTCAACGTTGAATTACGTGATGGTATTGGTCCATCTACTTCTCAGGTTGTAATGGAATGGGTTAGATTGGTTTCAGAAAGTTTAACTGGTAGACAAGGTTATGCTGCCGGTTATAAAAAAGAAGTTGAAATCGTAATGATTGATCCAACAGGTAACGAAGTACAAAAATGGATCTTATTTGGTGCATGGCCTTCAAAAGCAGATTTTGGTTCACTTGATTACGGTGATGATGAAGTTGCAACCATTTCAATGACACTTAGGATTGATTACGCAGAACTTATTTACTAAAACTATTTGGTTTTTAAAAAAAAGATTGTTATACTTGTGTTTGAGTATAGCTAGATAACAAAAGGCTGACTATACATCAGCCTTTAATTTTTACAAAAAAATATATGCCGACAGTTACAACGAAGAAATTAGATAAGAACGAATTGCAAGCATTAGGATTTGCAGAAGCTAGGGATAGTTATGACTTGGTTTATTTACCAAGCCAAGGTAAATACGGTACTGTATATGGTGAGAGTATCAAAGTAAGTCACCTTAAGGCTATTGATAGTAATATCTTAACATCAGTAAGACTTATGTCAGAAGGTTTACACTTAACAACCCTTGTTGATAAAAAACTTGCTTATGAAGATACAAAAATTAAAGCCAATGACTTGTTAGTTGGTGATTTTATCAAAGTTTTGCTATTTCTTAGAACAACATCAGGTTATGGGGATGAATTTATTGTTAAGTTAACAGATCCTAAGACCGGTGAAGTATTTGATCATTCAGTAGACTTATCATCAATCAAAATTAAAGATGTTGAAGTTTATCCAAATGAAGATGGGTTATTAGAATATACTCTTCCTCATAGTAAAAAACCTGTATTGTTTAGGTATTTGACGATTGGTGAAGAAAGAGAAATTGCTGAAAGAGACCAAAAAACAATGCAACTTAGGAATACAACCATTTCAAATATTGAAACTCTTAGACTTGTTGCTCAAATCCAGTCATTAGATGGAGAAACTGATAAGTCAAAAATACAGACGTTTATTGAAACACAAATGTCAATGAGAGATATGGTTGAATTTAAAAAATTTGTTGTAGCTAATGAACCTAGTGTTGACTTGGAAATTGAGGCCAGAGGTCCTTCTGGTACCACGTTTCAAACAGATTTTCCAATTGAAGGACTCTTATATTTCAATAATGTCTAAATTTCTTGAAGATGATGGAAAGGTTAGTATTGACCAAGTATATCAATTAATAAGATTTGGTTTTTTGGGTTATGATGAGTTAATGCAAATGCCTAGATATTTATTAAAATATTTTTACGAAAAAGTTGCCAGTGAATCTAAAAAAGATGATCTTGTCTAAAATAGCGGGGCTTATGGCCCCGCAACTATTTAATATAAAACTAGTATTATGAAAAGAGATACATTACTTGAAACTAGACTTAAGTTTGATAAACTTACTAATAAAAAACCTGTTAATGAAATTATTAAAAGTACATTCAATAGGTTAGCTAACTTTTTTGATAAAGATAAGTATGCCGCAGCTAAAAGCGTTAGTCCAACTGATGATTATATGTATGATACATATTTTAATACTAGTCAGCCTAATTCAGGTATGCGTGATAGACTTGAAAAACTTATAGAGGAAATTATATATGATTTAATCAATGATAATAATGGTTTAGATGATAATCAGAAAGATACTATTAAAAACTTGTATTATAATGAAAGTTTAAATGAATATAATGTAGACGATTTTATATACGATTTTGGTAAAAATAAACTTATACCTTTATTAAAAGTAACTGACAAAAATCATCCTAATTTTGGACGTAATCTTAATGATGATGTTAAATTAGCAATCGAATCTGCTCAATTCCTTGAAAGAGATGATGATAAAATTTTAACTTACTCACAAACAATTAAGAAGATTATATCCCTAATTGAAAATTTTATAGATGAACTAAACAATTCAGGTACTTTACCTATTCCTAATACAACAAGTAATATACAGAATATATTAAAACTATCAGCCACTTATAAAAATGAATTAACGTCTTGTTTACAAAAGATGAAAGATTTCAAATATGATTCTACGATGAATTATGAAAAGCATATAGGATTAGCATTTGGTGGTAAAGGTAGAACAGTATTGATTGAATTTAAACCTGTAAGCGGCGGTAATTCAGTTGTATCAGACTTTTTAGATAATTTATATGCTTTTTATCAAAATGCTAGATCAAAAGGTAATGCTAGTACATTTAGCTTTAAAACATTTGACAAACTCTTTAAAAATAACTTAAATAGATTATCAGTTTCGGTATAATGCTTTTTAATAAAATTAGTAATAGCGTGGTTCAACCAACAACGGCTAGTGGGTTTAGTGCTAGTAATTTAGCTATTTTAGAACAAATTACTAGATTAACAGAAGACATGGTTGATGAACAAGATAGAATTAATTATCGACTAAAAAAGACTAACGGTCTTTATAATAAAGCTAAATTGTTTCTTAAAACACGTGCAGATTTATCTAAGAATTACCTAAAAAATCAGGAAGATGAGTATTTGTTAGGTAAAAAAATTCAAAGACTTGATGAGGCTAGAAATAAATTTCTTAACAGTAATTTAAAAGCCAATAAAGCTATTGTAAAAAATATTGAAAAACAACTTGTAGAGCAAAAAACTTTACTTGCCCTTAAAAAAGTTGAACAAGATGCTTTAGTTGAAAATTTTAGTAGTTATAAAAGACTTAATGAAATGTACCGTAGTTTCCTAAATAACTACGATAATTACATGTCATCTCTTAATATGTCTATGAGTCTATTTAAAGGGTCGTTTAAACTTATTGGTGAATATCTTGATTTAGTATTCTCACCTTTCAAAAAAGGTTTTCAATTCTTTTTAGATTTTCAAAAAACATCTGGTAATTTAGCGGCAGATTTGGGATTAAGTGCCAAAGAGTCAAAAACACTTAAAAACCAAATGTATGATTCTTTTATATCAGCTACTTTATTAGGTGGAAAATTAGAAGACATTGCAACTGTAATAAATTCATTTTCAGAATCACTTGGTAAAAATAGAATTTTCTCACCAGATGAATTAAAAAATATTATAGAACTAGGTTTAGGTACTAAACTTGGTGTTCAAGGTGCAACAGAGTTAGTTGCTGAATTTAGTAAAGTAGGTTATTCACTTAATGATATTATTAAGTCGACCGGTAAAATTAGGGATTCGGCAGCAAAATTAAATCTTAATAGCACAAAGCTATTAATGACCTATCAGGGCTTGTTTAAATCATTTATAGGTTTTGATATGTCTAAGAACTTAAAGGCCTTTGGAGAGCTTGCAAATAAGGCCACAAGCCTAAGATTGGATTTAAGTGGAGCATCAGCATTAGCTGATAAATTATTTGATCCAGAAGGTGCTGTTGAAGCTGCTGCCAAGATTGGTGTATTAGGAGGAAAATTTTCACAAATGTTTTCTGATCCTTTTAATTTAATGTATGCTGCACAAAATGCGCCACAAGAGCTTTATGAAAATATGATTAAAGCTACCCAAGGTATGGCAAGAAAAGGTGCTGATGGTAGTTTCTTTGTTACACCTGCTGATAGAAAAATTATAACAGAATTTGCTACTAGTTTAGGTATAGATGGTAAAAACTTAATTGAAGTTGCCATAGAACAAGCTAAAGTTACTGATAAAATGGCAGCTTTAGCAGGTAAGGGTATAAACATGTTTGGTGTAAATGATGAAGATAGGCTTGCTATTTCTAATCTTATAGAACTTAGAGATGGTAATTATACTATTAAACTTTCCGATGGTACAACAAAGCTATTATCACAAATTACATCAAAATCTGAATTTGATAAAATTTTAAAAGAAAGAAAAGCTAATGAAGATGCTGCTATTGGTAGACAAAACCTACTGGAAAGATTAGGACTTATTGCCGATAGATTTTTAGCAGCATTTAGTAAATCTTTTGATAAACTATTCGGAGGTAGTAAATTTGATACATTTTTGAAGGGTGTAGATAAAATAGGTGTTACTTTTGGTAATCTTGTGTCTAGTCTATTAAGTAAAGATGGTGAAATATATTCAACATTTGATGCGATGATTAATAGTGCAAATGGATTATTTTCAACACTTGATGTAATTTTCAAAGATCCGACAAAATCATTTGGTCAAAAAGTAGGTGACGGGTTTATTGCATTAGTTAAACAGATGAAAGACCCCATAATGTCTGTTATTGGTATGGCTGTTAAGACATTGGTGCCATTAATTAAAATCCCTATAATTGAAACTCTTAGATTATTAGAGAATATACCAGTAGTAGGCGGTATGTTTGGTGGTGCTCGTAGGGGATTAGAGAGAAGTGTTGCAAAAACACAAGTAGGAAATATGATATATGGTGACCAATCACTTAATCCATTAGGTTTTGGTGAAGCAGCACTTCAAAACAGTACATCATTAGGTATTACTGCCGCAGGTGGTCTAGCTAGTAGTGCTTATAAGTATGGTATAGCACCTTGGGCAGCATCTGGCGGCAAGGGTATAGGCAAGATTGCTAAATCAGGTATAGGGTTTGCCGGTAAAAGATTAGCTAAATATATTCCGGGAATAGGTCTTGTTGTATCTGGTTATGAAGCAATGGATAATTTCTCAAAAGGAAATTATGTTAAAGCAGGTTTAAATGTAGTATCAGGCGCAGCATCTTTTTTTCCGGGCATAGGCTCAGCTATTTCTTTAGGTGCAGATTTAACGTCTACTGGTATGGATATTGCAGAATCTATGAGTAATCCAGAGAAGGTTGATGATTTAATTATTAGCAAACATGGTGCATTTAAAGCTGATAAAGGTGATCTTGTAATGGCA